GAAATATACCCGGATCGTCATCCGGATCATCGTGCTTCGGTAACATTGCATAAGTGCGAAAGTACCCACCTCCCCATCCACGTCTCCTAACTTCACGAGGTACCCTCAAAGTAAAAGTGCCGACCAAGTGGCCGTCACCATACCTATCAGGACCCCATAAACGGAGTCTACGTATTGTCCACGAGAGGCAGAGAGCTGCAATTTGCAGTTCACCCCGCCGCATGGCCCAATTGTGGAAAGAGTAGAGCACCTGATCACTAAGCTCCTTACGGAGATAGTAAGGTCGAAGGTCGCGACCAAAGAAATAATCCGCTCCACACGATTCCCTGAAGGGACCCGTGCAGAAGGATTTCTGCGGATTCGTTTCGAACCCGCAATAGGCAAGAACCCTCGCCGCCAAATCATAGCAGCAGGTAGGGATAACTAAATCATCCCCGTAGATACCGATCGGTACCTGTTCAGTATTGCCTAATTCTCCCACTTGCCTCATATAGGAAACAACACCACTCATCAAACCGAAGAAAATAAGACTCTCCAGTTCGAAGGTGTAGCCATTCCCCATAGAGGAGAACTTCTCGAGATCGAGAAGAACACCCTCGCACTCAACTGTACCGGTTCGGCAGTTAGCCAGGCCGGTAGCCCATTGCATGGGCAGAAGGTTAAGTACGAGAACCAAGCTAACCGTATCACTGGCGCTTCTGAGATCAATAGTAGACAGGTTCCCTGTCTTACTACCAACCTCGGCCAATTCCTGGTTCCTGGTCTGGTCAAATAGATCAACTCCAAACTTGCGCAGCCGTCTCTTAATAACCGACCCATACCCTTTTTGCAAAAGGGAATTGAGTACTGGTTCTATACAGATCGGCCTATAGGTTTTGGAATTTTTTGGCACAAAGTGAAGTTTGCCAACCGAGACATCGACCGGTACAATCGTCAACTCTTCTTGGGATTCCAAGTGAGTATGTGACGTGCCTACGGCCTTCGTCCAAAGGGGAAGCTCTGCTAAGAGTTCACCCACGGTTGGTAAGAGCTCTTCGCTACACGCCATTCTGGTAGATAGCTTACGACGAGCGTTCGCTACCTTCCCTTTGACGTTAGTCGTCGCTCCGGGTCCAAAGAAGAAATCCATGTCGCTAAGTGACGGCAGATCGCCCAATACCTCACTGATTTTTCGCGTAGCGTAGTATAATACTGCGCTCACGTCCCGTTCGGGACAAGGGAGGTTCAGACGATCATTCGTCACTCGACATTTCTCCTCTGCAGAAATAAAGGACTTTATAGCCGTTCGTTTCTTATCATACCCGAGGTCAAGGAACTCCTGCTTTTCAACAAGAGCAGCTATCTGTCGAGCGTAACAGTAATCCGAATAACTATGGCCCAGTTCGTAGTTGAAAGAATACTCAACCACTCCTCGAAGATCCCCACTCTGTACCATCGCATTTAAGCTTTGGCACAGGGGTCCACCTCCAAGGTCTGCACAGACCTGAGACATTTGCCTCATAAACAGCAAGTGCTGCTCAATCGGCTTAGAGCGTATCCAAGACATATTGCCTCCTTATGGCATGATGGCGGGGCTTACCCCCTACCTTGGTCAGGTTGGGTCCTAGTTAGGGACCTCGAGATTGGTAAACATTGCAGTAATCGGGAGAACAGAGCTCCCCCAGGCGCTGCCAGCCGCCGTATTGGAAAGAATTCCAGTAGCGGTGGTGGCGGAAGCGCCCTGCACAATACCAACCAACATCTTCAGGGTGTTCGCACGATCGGCAATCGTTGAACGCGGGTTCACAAACATCGTCAAGATGCCTGTGGTCACGTACGCAACTGCCGGGGGCGCAACATATCCTGCTGACGTTCCTGAAGCTCCGAGAGTCTCCAGAACGGGGACTTCCAACTTCGCAGTTACCTTCCAGTCGCCGCCTTTCACTTGTTCGACGGAGCAGGTGAGTCGTGGCTGTCCCGCAAGCGGGACACTCGCCACAACGCCTCTCCAGTTCGGATTGGGTGTGTCGGAAACGGGTTTCAAGGTGAACTCAATGGGAGTTCCTGCGTCATCTTTGACGAGAATGTTCGTCATGCTGCCCATATTGGGCTCCTTTTGGAGTTAATAAAATTTCGAAAGGTTGACCGATTGGTCAAAGAAAGAGCTGATGGACCAATGATACAGCATTCGCAATGCGTTTGCCGCTCATCGCCGACGACGGCCCGACAAACTGTGGTAACTGCACTGAAAGTGCATTCGACACAGTCCTTGTAACCGTCACCTGCTGACCTAAGCGATTCGAACCACTAAATCTATGATCGACCGACTTGTCGGTAGTAAAACCGGCAACCGTGCGACTAAACTTAGTAATTAGAAATCGCCCCTTAAGACTTGGTATTACAGCCAAGTTTTCCAAGAACGCTCCGACTGGAAGAAACCAGTCAAAAACGAAACTGAAAGGAGTTATCTCCCACAGCACCTGGAAGGGGTCCGTCAATCCGAGACTTCGGCCGAAAGATATTTCTTCCTCCATCTCGTAGACGATTCGCTTCGACACCAAAGTAGTGCCCCATGACGAATAGTTAGAAGGTTGGTCACTCCCATTGAATGGGTATACTGACTGAACCTTAGCTACAACCCGGCTCGACCGCCCGTTGGTAAGTGCTTCGAACGCTTTCGCGCTCTCATGCACAGAACCTAAGAACGGAAGCCATCCGTATTGTATTTCCAGCCAACGAGCCGAGAAG